GCAAGTGAACAACCTGCTTATAATGCTTCTACAGGTGCTTTAACTTTTGACAAAACTGCTGCACAAAGTTTGCAAACTACTAGCCAAATAAGTATAAGTAATGACTTTACTGTTGGAGTAAAATTAGATGCCTCAGCAATAAATGTAATTGTATTAGGTGATAATACTACAAATAATGAATTTTTTAAAATAAAAGATAGCACTACTTTAAGGTTTAAAACAGATGGTACACAAGTTGATATTACTGTAAATGATGGAGATTTAATTGCTGACAACTATATAGTAGTTACACGATCATCTGATGTAGTTAGTCTTTATGTAAATGGAACTTTACAAACTGACACAGAAACTTTAGCAGGTACAGTAGATATTGACGCAATAGGAGTAAGAGCAACAGACGCAAATCCTTATGATGGAACAATTAGCGAAATACAAATATATGACACAGAAAGCACAGCACTTACAGCTAATGTAAATACTTATTTATCAAACTTATAAAATGGAAAACATACTTAGTATAAACCTAGAAACATCAACAGCTCCAATAGTACAGGAAGTAAGAGGACGTGATTACATAGAATACGGAACAGAAGATTGGAGAAACTTATACCCTCAGTTCTTAATTGACCTTTACTATTCAAGTTCAACACACGCTGCAATTATAAACCAAACAGCCGAAATTATAGCAGGTGAAGACTTAGTATGTGAAGAAGAAGACGCTATTAATTTAGAAACTTATGTTAAACTTAAAAAGTTTTTAAGACACGCTAATTCAAATGAAAGTTTACACCAAGTAATTAAGAAAGTTGCTTTTGATTTTAAGCTTCAGGGAGCATACGCATTGCATATTGTATGGAATAGAGAACGCACAGAAATAGTAGAGCTTTACCACGTACCTGTTGAACGAGTAAGAGCAGGACGACCAAATGAGCTAGGAAAGATTGATACTTACTTTATAAGTGCTGATTGGGGAAACACTAGAACAAATAAACCCTATCCTATTACTGCTTTTAATGTGAACGACAGAACATCAGGAAGTCAATTGCTATATACAGGTTCTTACAGTCCTAATATGGACGTTTATCACACACCTGATTACATAGCAGGTTGTAATTGGGCTTTAGTAGACCAAAAGGTTGCAGAGTTTCATTTAAACAATATAGAAAATGGATTTAGTGGGAGCTATTTCGTTTCTTTTGCTAATGGTATTCCTACGCAAGAAGAAAGAAGACAAATAGAACAAAGTTTAGTTGAGAAGTTTACAGGAGCTTCAAACAGTGGGAAGTTTATTTTAACATTCTCAGATGATAAGACTAGAACACCTGAAATAACACCTATAAGCGTTTCTGACGCAGACAAACAATACCTAGCACTTCAGGAGCTTTTAGTTTCAAATATTTGTGCAGCTCACAGAATTACATCTAAAACTTTAATGGGTATTGATACGGCTAACGGCTTTTCTAGTAATGCAGATGAACTTATAAATGCAGCTAATTTTTATCAAAATACAGTAGTAAGAGGATTTCAATTAAATATCTTAAACACGTTACAGACTATATTCTCAGTAAACAATATAGACTTGCCTGTTGAGTTTGTTCAATTAAAACCTATAACAGTTCAGTTTGACTCTAAGACGATAAGGGAAGTAATGACGATTGACGAAATACGTTCTGACTTAGGGCTTGAACCTTTAGGGGATGAAGATACAGTTGAACAAGATGTTAAACTTTCAAAAGTTGGAATGATTGACGGTAAACCTGTATTTGACACAATAGAAGAAGCTGAAGCACACGCAAAGACTTTAGGATGTGAAGGGTATCACGAACACGATTTAGAAGGGCAAACAGTCTATATGGCTTGTGAAGGACATACTGAAGCAACAGAACTAGAATCTTTTATTGAAGAATTTGGAGAAGATATTTCTGAAGATTGGGAATTATTAGAAGAAGAAATTGTAGACGGAGAACATCAAGATTTTGACTTTGAAAATGAGCTTAATAATATAGCTAATGACAAGACAGAATTAGCATCAACAGGAACAGCTAGACCTAACGCTAGAAGTAAGCAAGACGGAACAAACAAATCAGATAATGATTTTTACAAAGTTAGATACGTTTACACTAAAGATAATTTCTTAAGTCAAGAAGGAAGTACTAGGGATTTTTGTAATATTATGATGTCAGCAAGAAAAGTTTACAGAAAGGAAGATATTTTACAAATGGGTTCTAGGGCTGTTAATGCAGGATGGGGTCCTCGTGGCGCTGCTACTTATTCAATTTGGCTTTACAAAGGCGGAGGAAATTGCCATCATTTTTGGCTAAGGCAAATCTACAAAACATCTTTAAGAGGTGCTAAGAGTAATATCAAGCCAAGTGAAGCAATTTCTTATACTAAAGCTTTATCTGAAGGATTTACAGCAGAAAGAAACGATAAGCTAGTAGCAAAACCACCAAAAAGAATGAAAAACAACGGATTTTTAAAACCTAGATAAACAATGTCATACGTATTATTTATATCAGAAAGTAAGCTTAAATCAAGCACTGCAATTAACTTAAATTTAAGTACCGACTTACTATTGCCTTATGTATTACAGGCACAGAAGCTATATGTAGAACCTAAACTAGGAACTACACTTTACGAAAAATTAGAAAAGTTAATTACAGCGGGAACAATAGGGGATGGAGGTAATAAAGCTTACAAGACTTTAGTTGATGACTATATTGGGGATATGCTTCCTAATTGGGCTTTTTATCACGCAATCCCTTTTTTAAGATTTAAGATAGAGAACGGAAATATTTACAGCAAAACAAGCGAAACGGGAAATAGTCTTAGTACGGAAGAAGCTCAACATTTAAGAGAAGAAATCAGGAACACATCTGAGTATTACACGGAACGTTTAATTGACTACGTAACTAATAACATAACTCTTTTTCCTGAATACAACACGAATAGTGGAGCTGATATTTCAGCAGACCAAAATGCGTATTACAATGGGATGAACCTTGAAAGACCAATGAAACAGGGAACTAAACTTACTTTGAGAAACTTTTTAAACGCTTCAGATTACTAATGAAGAAACACTATAAACCTAAAACTAAAAATGTTACTAAGTTAAAATCCTACTTAGATAAAAAAACAAAACAAAATGACAGAAGTAAAAGACACTCTACAAGTAGGGTTAGCTAACGCATCAGCAATAGGGTTCAGCATAACAGACTGTAACGAAATACTAACGCTAGTTTCTTTAATTCTAGCAATTGGTTTTACTATATATAAATTCATTCAATTTGAAAAATCTAAATAGATGGCTCGTAAAGTTATTTCAAGTGGTTTTAAGAGCGTTAAAAAGAAACGAAAGGGTGTACACTCAAAAAACGCAAGTAAAGGACAGAACGGCTTTAAAAAAGCCTACAGAGGACAAGGGCGTTAATCTTTTAATCATAAGAGATACCTTTACTGATAAATCAACTATTGGTAGGCTTTTTATCAATGGAGAAAGTTTTTGTGATACCTTAGAAAACCCTTATATCAATAACGAAAGAAATATTAGCTGTATTCCTGAAGGACAATATAAAGTAAGACTAAGACTTCCAAGAGAAAGTGCAACTAGGGATTACTTACATTTATTAGTTCAAGATGTTCCTAATAGGGATTGGATTTTATTTCATATAGGTAACACAGCTAAAGACACAAGCGGTTGCATTCTAGTAGGAAATGGTCGTCAACAAGACATTGTTGAAAACTCTCGCTTAGCTATGGATTTAGTTATTCAAGAAATTATATATTTGGGCGGAGAAAATATTAATTTAATAATCAAAAATAAATAATATGAAAAAGTTTTTAGAAAAGTACCTTATCGGACAGATGTTAAAGTCTAAGAAATTTTGGTACGCAATCGGTTCAGTAGTAGTTCCTGCTTTAGTTACTTACTTAGGAGTTGATGAAACTACTGCAACAGAATTGTATCACGCAATCTTAGTTCTTATCGTTGGACAAGGAATAGCAGACGTTGCTAAAAAGTAATAGATACAGATTAAAGCCACACGAAATAGTGGCGCTAGAAAAAATGCGAGAAGCCGAGACTAGAAATGTTCTAGTTATTGGCGACTTGCACGAACCATTCTGTTTAGAAGGCTACTTAGATTTCTGTATAGACCAATACTACACTTATAATTGCACGGAGGTTGTATTTATAGGTGATGTAATAGACAATCACTACAGTTCTTATCACGAAGCTTCAGCAGACGGAATGGGTGGTTTAGATGAGCTTGAATTGGCTATTAAGAAAATAGGTAGATGGAGAGACGCTTTCCCTATGGCTACTGTTATAATAGGAAACCACGATAGAATTATAATGCGTAAAGCTCAAACCTCCTCAATACCTTCTAAATGGATTAAGTCTTTCAAAGAAGTATTAGAAACTCCTAATTGGAACTTTGTAGAACGATACGAAACAGACGGAGTGCAGTATATACACGGAGAAGGAGGTACTGCTAGGACTAAATGTCGTGCTGATATGATGAATACTGTACAAGGACATTTACATACCCAATGCTATACAGAACACTATGTAGGTAAGAAGTTCAGAGTTTATGGAACTCAAGTTGGTTGTGGTATCAATCACAAATCTTATGCAATGGCTTACGCTAAATATGGCAAAAGACCTGCTGTTGGCTGCGCAGTTGTGCTAAATAACGGTCAAACTCCACTCAATTTGTTAATGCCTTTATAGGTTTTTAACCCCTTTTTTAACTAATTTTAATCTTTTTTTAATTTATTTTAGTATCATTTACTAGATAAGGGATAACTATTTTTAAACTTTTTAGTTAAAAAGTATGTTAAAAGTTTGGTTGGTAAGTTTTTTATTGTATCTTTGTACTATCAAAATTAAATAAATAACTAAAAACAAACAAAATGACTTACCAAGAATTTACATTACAAGCACTTAACACAGTAAATAACAAACCATCTAAAAATGATATGCAATTCGCTTACATTTTATTTTGTGGATTTAATATGTCAGTATCTGAGGCATTAAAAACTTCTTTAAGTAATAAATAAATTAATCAGGGGGTGTAAAAACCCCCATAAATAATCAAGAAATGAACTACAAAATCGTAAACAAAAACACAGGAGCTACTTACTTCTTAAATGAAAAAGAAAAAGCAAACTTTTTTATTAAAAACAAATTGCAAAATTATAACGAGATAAATCTAACTAAAGAAAGAGCTAAAAGAAGGAATAAGATGTTAGATGTAGTTGTTCACTTCTGTATAATAGGAGCTTCAATCTTAGCTACATTAATTTACATTCAAAACTACTAAGATGACTAGACAAGACGCAAACTATTTAGAATTTTCTACATACGTAGATTACAGCGAACCTAAAATATCCTTTATTACAGGTAAGCTAATAGATGATAAAAAAGTAATAGCTGAACATTGGCTTTTAAAACCTCAATACATTCCTGCTATGGTAACAAGTTCAGGCGGTAACGACTTAGCTTATAACAGCCGTTCAGTTGTTGTAATAGGAACTACTTTACAATGCTACAGGAAAGCTTGTGAAATGCTCAAGACAAAAGGTTGGCAACAAAAAGACTGTTGGGATGTAGAACTAAAACCAATCTATAAAACACACTACAAGAATAATGGCAATTTGCCTGTAATAATAAATCTTAAATAAAATGAATTTAGAAAAATTAAAAACAGAGATACCTTTTAAATGGAGGGTTCAATCAGCTAATAAATACGGAGCATCTTGTGTAGCTTATATAGACGCAAGAGATTGCCAAGACATATTAGACAACGTATGTGGTCAGGAAAATTGGCAGACTATATATTACGAAAGTGCAGGATTATTATTCTGTAAAGTAGGAATAAAAATAGAAGAAGATGAATGGGTATGGAAGTCAGATACAGGTTCAGAGTCTAATGTAGAGAAAAACAAAGGACACGTTTCAGATGCTTTTAAAAGAGCTTGTGTGAATTGGGGTATAGGAAGATTTCTTTATAGTAAGACTATTGTAAAGCTACCTGTAAAAGAAAAAAATGGTAGGTTTGCACCTTACTCAGCAAAGACAGGTAAGTTCATCTATGGAGATGACATAACAAAATGGTGTAACTCAATTAGTAACAAATAATTTAATTAATAAAGACCTGCAAAAACAGGCACAATAAAAATGGAAGTAACAGGAAAACTAGTAAAGAAACTTGAATTAGAAACAGGAACATCTAAAGCAGGTAAAGAATGGCAAAAGCAATCAATAGTAATTGATACAGGCGGGGAGTTTAACAATGAAGTCTGTGTAAGTGCCTTTGGTGATAAATTAAAGCAAATGAACAAGCTAGAAGTAGGTATGGAAGTATCAGTCCTTTGTAATGTTTATTCTAGGGAATATAACGGAAGATATTTTCACAATATAGATGGCTACTTTTTTACTAACCAAAGCAACAAATCTTCAGACAAGATAACGAATGGAGAAGCTGAAGAAGATATGCCTTTCTAAGATGAATACAGAAGATAACTTTAAAAACCTTTGCGACCTTACTACAAAATTAGTAGGGTTGCCAAAAGGCTCTCTAGCTTTAAAAACTAGAAAGACAGAATACCAAGTGCCTAGAATGGTTGCAGCTATGGTTGCAAGACTAGAAGATGAAACCCACAGGGAAGTAATTGCGAAAGTATTGGATAGGAACAGAACAAGCGTTAATCATTATGAAAGATGCCACTCAGCTAACTATTCATCATTTCCTTTA